GAGCTGACGGATAACTGAGGTGCCTGATTTGGCGAACGCACCGACGAGGTGAATCAGGCCAAAGGCATAGAAGCCAAAGCCCGGTACATAGCCGTAATGAACGAAGTGGTTACGCTTCTGCTTGGCGGTATCTTCCGGATTCCAGTTACGACGAATCGCAAGGATGGTCGAGGTAGCCTTTTCAATCGTTACGACATACGGAAGCGCAATACCATCTTCATCGGCATACGGATCATCTTCCAGTACCAGATCAACGTGCATCTCGAGGAGCTTGTAGCGGTCGTCTTGCGTCGCGCTAAAACCCATCTTTTCCGCGATTTTCTTCTCGACATCATCAAAGGTGTCGGTCGGCTCACCCATTTCCACGTCACGATAGAAGCCAGAAACCTGTAGCTTCTTGACCTCGTTCGGAGTCTTACGCATAACGTGCGTTACACGCTCAGCAGTCTCCAAGTTACTTGCACCATAGGGCACAACCACATCTTCTGCCGGGATATAAACTGAAACCTGACGGCCTAGTGACGGATCGAAATACACCTTCTTGAAGCCGTTACCGGACAAGCCCAAGCCCCACAGCATGCGCTCATGTTCCGGGCGGTATTCCACCATCACATCGGTAAGCTGGTAGTTCATGTCGTCCTTGACACGGTTTGCAGCTTCGATGGTTTCACGAGTTTCTTCCCCAATGATCTGAGTCCGCACTGGACCCTGCGCCGGGAAAGTTTCCATTATTGTTTCAGACTGGAACTTCACGAGAGCTTCGGAAAGTAACGGGTGATACACACCACATGCACCGGGCCACGGTTCGGTTCTGTCTTCGATGGTTAAACCTAGAAGCTCGATGCCATCAACGTAAGTTTGCATCCAGTCCTTGCGGCTATTGATGTCTTCTTCAAACTCACCAACAAGATCACCCGCGATTTCAATCAGCGTATCTTCATCGATCTCCTCAGCGAGGTTTGCATTAAAGTCGTCAAGCGAGCCTTCTTGTGGAACCAGCTCAAGCTCAAACCCCGGACCCTCAATAGATACACTTTCAGGGTCTTCAATTTCAATTTCTAAATCTGGCTCCATTTCCCCCACAAGAGCCTCTTCCATATCGAGACCCATCGGCGCCTGATTGAGTGCTTTATCAATAGCCATCGTTTGTCCTTAGTAGTAACCCTTGAATGGGCGACGAAATTCCATCGGCTCGTCTTCTTCGTCGAGCAGCGTACGGACATAGCCACCCTTTCTGAACCGCATCAGGGCGAGGGAGACCGAGTCAACATAGTCATCATGCTCACCAGAGGGAAAACTTGCAACTTCGTCAATCACTTCCTCCGCCCAACGAGTAGCGGGTGCCCACACTCTGCCTGACGCAAAAATGTCTGATACCGCATTGAGCCGACTAATCTTGTCGTTGCCCTTTGACGGTGTAAACTCAGCCACCGGTATGCCCATCGCCCGCATCTCGTAGATGAGCGGAGCACCCGATGCCTTCTTCTCGATGATGATCGAGTCCGGCTGCCAGTCTTGGTACTGCTCGACAGCCACTTTCTTAAGTCTTGGAAACTCCATCCGCTCGCGGAACGCATTCAACAGGATGATGTTGGCCTGCGGAGTGCCGTTGTCGTCCTCTTTATAGAACACACCCCACATTGTGAGCGCCGAGTAGTCCGCACGGTTGGACTTTTCGAACGCCGTATCCCACGCCTGTAGCGTAAACTCACAATACGGTGGGTCCTCATGCTCCCATTCTTGCCACCAGTCACGCTTAATAATGGCCGAAGTCTCAGATGTCGGCTGCTGCTGGTACTGAGCCATCCACTTGCCGTTCGGAAGCTCCTCCCGTAGGGCTGCAAGCTCCTCCATCGACCAAAACTCAGGCCACAGCGGCTTATCCGACGGCAAAATCGCCGGAAACTCAATCACCTCCCACTCATCCCCGCCTCTTTGAGCCGAAGATTTAAGCACTCGACCGGTCAGGTCCTTTAGCGACCACCGCGTCATTACCACCACGATGGCACCACCCGGCTGAAGACGCTGACGTGGGCCGGATGTGTACCACTCGTACGTCTTATCGTAGATTTCTGGGTTGACCTCGGCCAACGCAGCCTCCTGCTCGGAGTGAGGGTCATCGATGATCAGCAGATCCGCACCTTTACCAGTTACCGCACCGCCAACACCGATAGCGAAGTAGTTACCACCCTTATTAGTGTCCCAGCGACCCGCCGCCTTTGAGTCTGTTTGCAGGCCAACGCCGGGAAACACCTTGTGGTACACCTCTTGGTCAACCAAGTTACGCACTTTACGACCAAACCCCACCGCCAGTTCAGCCGTGTGAGAGGTCTGAATGACCTTCTTGTGTGGAAATTTGCCAAGGAACCATGCCGGTAGGAGGTAACTAGCAAACTCTGACTTCGTATGACGAGGTGGCATATTAATAATGAGTCGCTTGACCTCACCTCTAGCCACCCGTTCAAAGGCGTCTGCCATCTTTGCGTGGTGCCGACCGCCAATAAATGTCGGCCACACCTCCTTAACGAAGGCAAGAAACTTATCTTGTGCTACTTGGCGAGTCTTTAGCTCTTGGAGCTTCTCCAACTCAGCCAGTAGTTTCTCCTGCTCTGGTAGGGATAAGAGCGGAAGGACAGTGGGGATGTCCTTCAGGGAGACGTTTTCAAGCAGACTCTGTGCTGTCGCCGTCATCCTCGTCCTCCTCTTCTACTTCCCCAATGTCGTCATCGAGTGAAGCAGCCAACTCCGTCTCTTCATAAGGAGACGCAACCCCCAGCTCATCATCTAAGTCTACGCCGATAGGTGTAACGTCGATAACGTCAGCGTTTAAAAGCCGTTTAATGCGCTCTTTGATCGCACCTTCAAGCTCGGCTGGGTCTTTGTAGTTGATCGTGATCTCGCTGCGCTCGGTAAATAGGCCAATATCCGAGTGCTTGCCTAGCAGTTCCAGCGCCTTAAGTTCGTACTTTGTATCACCGCAGTTGGCGATCTCCATGAGCTTATGGGTAATTGCTGAGCGTGCTTGGGCCACATCCATTGCCATCTGCGCTCCATAGGTGCGCAAAAATGAGGCGGCAGCGAAAGCAGTGTTGGTAGTCTGGAGGGCTGCGGGTTTCTTCGCTTTAGCAACTGCTTCAATCAGTGCCTTCTCGCGTTCCGCTGTGAACTCGTCCACTTCGAGTGGAGCACCTAGTTCAACTTGGAGTTCCGCCGTATTACCGGCAACAGCCATCTCTTCGAGGTAGTCCGAAGTCTCGTCGTCCGACAAGTCGTACGGTATTGGATGGTCTTTCGTGGGTTCCACGTTGACTACTGGCATATATGTAAGCGTCTAAAGCGGTTCGTGGCCTCAGTTGCGCGGAGCATAACACGTAACACAGAAAGAGCAAGCCAAAAAATACTACCCGTGTACCACGGGACTCAAATGGGTCCCCTTGACGGGGGGTGTTTGCATAGTGGCTGCGAAGCGCACGGTGGTACAAAAAAGAGGGGGTGGGGGGTAGGTGAAATGTTTGGTGGGAATCTAATGTGTAAAACAGTAAGTAAGGGAAGGCATCGGGACTCCGTTTGGTGGTTAGGGGGGTTGGGGTAGGGTGGGGTCAGCCCTACAGCCTAACAATGTTAGGCGAATTGTTGTTATCATTTTGTGGTACGAAATAATGCCCGATTTGTTATAATAGGGGCACACCGCAGCATTGGGTTGCGGTGGTTTAATCCGGCCTTTCAATAGGCCATTGGGAGAGAGACTATGACTAAAACTGTAACCGTTTCGCCGGCGTTTGTTGTACCTGCTGGCATCGAAGTAGCCGAGCTTCGCCACAATGTGGCTAACGCGACCAAGCGTGCGTATGGCGCATACCGCGAATACGCACAAGGACTCAATCAGGTATTCGCATTCGATTGGTTTAATGTGGCGCACACCTCGCCGGATCCTGAGCATAAGCCGATGCTGGATGAAAAGGCCGCGCTTTATGAGGAGTTGAAAGCCGCAGGGCATACCAACCCGAGCGTGATCTACAAGCGCATTTGCCAGTATGGCCGCGTCGAACGCTATGGCGCGGATGAAGAGAGTGAAGGCGCAAGCGAAGCAGCAAAGCGTGAGATTGGTGTCCGCATGATTGAAGAGCTGCTCAAACTGTATAAGGCGAGCCACAAAGAAGAAAGCCGCACTGACGCAGTGAAGAAAGCGACCAATCTGATTGGCGGAGCGTTAGAAGCGTTAGGTGTTGATTTGGAATCCGCAGCCTAACAATGTTAGCCGGCCCTTCGGGGCCGGCCTTTTGGAGACCGAAACATGGATTGGTTTGATCAAGTTCACACTGGATGGGTTTGGGATCGCATGGGTGGAAAGGCCATGCTGGAAAAAATCAAATCTACTTCGCGACTCAAGCACTACGATGATATTCGCAGTGCATACTTCAAAACCCTAAATCTCTAACCCAATTAACCCCGCCATTGTGCGGGGTTTTTTGTGGTCGCGTGATAGTTCCCACCCAGAGGCGAGAGGCGGTAGGCGTAAGGCCTGCACCTAGCAGTGTATGTGTAGCCTACAGAGGAATGGAAGAACCCACGCGCGCTTTATAAATAGACAAGAGGCAAGACTAACATTGTTAGCTTGAGTGTAATGATAGTTCTCAGGCGGGCGGGAGGCTTTCTGTGGTGCGTTGGATAAGCTGCTGAGTAGCAGCTTACTTTTTTTAGGCGGATTTGTCAAGCGAAAATGATAGTTCTCAGGCGGGCGAAAGCCTTTTGTTAGGAAAACTAACAATGTTAGCGTGAATGTTAGATTTACTTTGTACGCTAAGTGATTGAAACGAAACGACTTTTGCCTAATGTTATAATGTTAGGAGAAAAAACCAGTAAGGTCGGGAAATCGAGCCTTTTCGC